CGGAACAGGAACAGAAACAGGAACCGGAACAGGAACCGGAACAGGAACAGGAACAGGAACAGGAACAGGAACAGGAACAGGAACAGGAACAGGAACAGGAACCGGAACAGGAACAGGAACCGGAACAGGAACAGGAACAGGAACCGAAACAGGAACCGGAACCGAAACAGGAACAGGAACCGAAACAGGAACAGGAACCGAAACAGGAACAGGAACCGAAACAGGAACCGAAACAGGAACAGGAACCGAAACAGGAACCGGAACAGGAACCGGAACAGGAACCGGAACAGAAGGCGATTTATTGACAAGTGAAGGAGAAGATAATAACTTTGATAATAATTATATTGGTGATTTATTATCCATGGCAGGAAATATGGCTGAAAACATCGATGGTGACACTGTTTCGAATCTATTAAATCAAGCTAAAAACGTTGATGAAGAAACTATTAACAATCTAATAACCACTGTTAAAAACGTCGATGCGAACACTATTACTAATCTATTAAATCAAGTGCCGGATATTGACGCAAACACGGTTACCGATCTATTAACAAGAGCTAGGACAGGGGCTACTGAATTAATTAACCAATATACTTCAGACAAGAATCCTCAGGATAAAAATTGTCAAGATGTAATATCAGCTATACCACATGTACAAAAGGTTTCTCATTCTTTTTAATAAATTTTTTTTAAAATTTGTTCAATTTGTATAAAAAATATCTCTGTGTAATTTAAAATGGATTGTATTAATAATCCTTCTTACGAAGGAAAATGTCCCGATAAAATGAGTGACGGAAGAAATTTTACCGATTACCGAGCAAATACTCATATTTATTCGGATATTCGTTACAAAAATAGTATTGTAACTGGATCAGATTATAGAGAATATTTAACGCAGAATGCTGTTAAACTAATGAATGATAACTCTAAACAAGCTTGGAAAATTAACGGATGTGGTCCTTGCAAAAATCTTTGTCTGGGCATTGATGACACAAAAAGACCTGGAAATTCTACGGAATTTGACATAAAAAGCTGCATTCCTCCTGCAGCATATTCGGATTTAGTCGGATTTAATGAAACAAATTCCAATTCAAAATATCCATTTCCTAATAACAAATAAATAATATGTGTGTTTTCCGTGCGATAGCCGGGTGCAACAATATTGCAATTTAAATAGAATGTCGGTCAGACCTGCTATGTGACCCTGTTAGTACCACGCACAACATTGGTCGCTGTAAAACTCCTGTGGTATAGATGCTGATATTTCTTTGTGTGGGTATATTTTTATACAAACCGCTAAGAGATTTTGCGAATATATTTTTACTGTAAATTACCTACAGGAGGATCAAAAGTTAATAGGTTACCTCCATTTTGTTTTTCATCGTTATCGGGTTTTGTCCTTACGTTAACACCCCTTATGTCACCCATGTCAATTTCTCTTATATCTACACTATTATTACCTCCGGAAAATGAGGTATTTGATTGAACAATACCACCTAACGATGGTGTATTTGATTGATTCGCATCATTGAATGATGGTATATTTGATTGATTCGCATCATTGAATGATGGTATATTTGATTGATTCGCATCATTGAATGATGGTGTTGTTGGTTTATTACCTTCGGAGAATGAGGTATTTGTTTGAACAATACCACCTAATGATGGTGTATTTGATTCAACAATACCATTTAGTGATGGTATATTTGATTGATTCGCATCACCGATTGATGGTATATTTGATGAATCAGCATCACCTAATGATGTAGTTGGTTTATTACCTTCGGATAATGGGGTATGATCATTACTAATTGAATTCTCAATATCATCTTTATTATAAAAACCACCAGATATTAAATTCTTTTTTTTATGTCTTTTTAATAAATTTGTTTTAGGATGTAATGTGTAGTCGTCAACGTCGTCAATATCGTCAAACTTTTCTCCATCAATATAATCTTTAACATGTTCTATTAATAGTTCTCTTACAGGCAATATATCTTCAAGGGTTTCTTTAATGCTAGATTCAATTCTATTTTCAATTGAATTCGTATTTTTTTGATATTCGCACGTATTATTCGATTCTTTAAATAAATATGCATATTTCCACATAGATCTAGAAATATTAATGAATGCTTGAAAAATAAAATCTTCAATTGTTGGTATTTTTAGCTCAGATTTAGTATTCGATTTGTGGTGTTGAATTACAGCAAGAACTTTCGTATGAACAATATATACTCCTTGAAAAAGTTCTTCAAGATAATCACATTTAGTTTCTAAAATAATCGATTTTGTTAAAGATTCTTTTTTTTCTAACGAATATTCCGGTATACTTTCCAGTTTATTTTGAAAATGTATTAATAATTTATCTTCTTCATGTATATTAACAGATTCGTCTTTTGTTTCTGAAAATAATTCCATAATTTTATTTAAAAAAGGAACTTTCAATTTTCTAACAAATCGTTGAGTATATTCTTTTTTTGCATCAATTAAACAAGAAGCATCGAATTTCTCCATTATATTTAAATTTATTTTTTTTTAAACCAAAATACATATATTACTAGAATATGAAGGTTTGGTGATATTTTTTGTTAAAATCGTAAATATTTTAAACTTTACTATATTAATGGACATTAATAATAATGATATGACTCTTAATAATAATGATATGGCTCAAATATTGTTAGATGCATTCGTGCATAAATTTTTAATATCATTAGAAGAAACGTGTGCTGAAAATCAAGCTTTTCATTTTATTAAAAATACAATTACTAATTTTAATATATACAATGAGAAATTATCAAAATATAATAATATAATTGATAAACTAAAAAATAAAACATTTAGTGAAATAAAAGAAATGAATGATATAATAAATGAAACTGTAGATAATAACAAATATCATCCAGACATAAACAATATATTATTTAATTTGAATAAAATTAAAACATTACTAATAGACTTCGTAATTAATCGAAACGAAGAATTGTTTGACTTTTTTCACGAGTAAAAGATTTTTTATTGGATATTGGAATATGACTTTTCTTTCTGGATAAAGATTGTTTATTTACTTTTTTAATTTTATTATCTACTTTCATTAATTTATTAATTTCATCATAGTTTTCATATATAAATTTTATAATTCTATTTTCAATAGCCCATCTAAAAAAATTCATTTGTCCAATTGTAGTTATTATTTCATTCCCATGTTTTTTTAAAATAATTCTTTCTCTACGACAAAACGGATCCATTTGTTTCTTTGAATATGCTTTTAATTGTGATTTATAATTCATATATACATTAAATAATTTATCATCAATAATATATGAAATATTATATTGTTTAGAATATTTTGTTACAAACCAATCTATCATTCTTAAAGATGCCAAAGATCGATCTTGTAATACTTCAACTAAAGTTGTCATATTAATTTTGTTATCAAAATAATTCATTAAAGAATTAAGTAAAAGTTCATTTTTGGTATCATACATATTTATAAATATATACAAGTGCGTTTATACTTACAAAAATCTTATAAGTTAAATATTAATGTCAGAATTACTTCCAAAAAATACAAATGATACAAATTTTGTTATACCTTCCGCTAAATCTTTAACAAAGGCAGCAGAAATGGCTATCAAACTCGAAAAACCCCTATGTTTGGATTATTATGTAGATAGTAGGAATAAACAATGTAAAATTGGTATTGATGGCGATGACAAAGTTTTATACAAAAACTTTGAAGAGTATACTTCTCCTCTAGCAAGTATGTATAAAATTGTAGATGACAATGCTACTAATTTTTCAGATTATATTTTGGAAACACAAAATTCAATTTATATTGTTTCCGGTGCCATGTTAGAAAAATGAATATAAAAATTCATATAAGAACGTATCATCATATAATTATAATATAAGGCTGAATTATTGATATTTAAAATATAATATATACATATGAAATTTTGCGATATTTGTGATAATTTATTAAATCTATCTTTAGACAAAGATGATGAAAATCAATTATATTACTTTTGCAAATGTTGTAAATCTAAAATAAAATGTGAGGAAAATTTTGATCCATGTATATATAAAAAGAATTACGGAAAAAATGAAAATGTTTTCTACGAAATGTTTATCAATAAATATACAAAACATGATCCTACTTTACCACATGTAACATCAATGACATGTCCAAATACAGAATGTGCAGAAAAAACCAGAAAAAATAAAGAATCTTCTGATATTATTTATATGAGATATAATGAAGATCAAATGAAATATATTTATATGTGTTGCAAATGTGATAAGGCGTGGATACACCCCGAATATCAAAAAACAACATTCATAGATAAATATGTATGAACAATTAAAAATAAAAATTAATACATAACTATCATTGAATGTATTGATGTTTAATTTTTTATAAATTATAATAAAACACTCCACTTTGTTTTTTATATGGAGGAACAAATAATATTCTATCAATTTTGTATGGTAGATTCTTTAGTCGTTGTTCTAATAAATTTAAATGCTGATAGGGAGTTGCTATTTGTAATCTAAATGGAAATTGTTTCAAATTTTCGATATATTCATTTTTTAAAAATTCACCTAAAACTTGTAATCTTTCAATAAAATTTTTGTGTGATTGTTTTTCTCCTTTAAACCATTGCACGTCTGTTAATAATATACAAAATCGATTATCAGTAGCATAAACTCTCGTAGCTTCAATCAATGTTCCATTATACACTTCTGTATCTTTGCATTTCGGATATACAACTAATATTTTTGGTTGAGAAAATCCTGCATTTAATTCACGACATATTATAAAACAACAATTCTTATTGTTATGTTTTGTAAAATAGATGAACATATCTAAATCAGATGGAATCCCAACTGCATAATATCCATTTTTTAAAATTGAAATATTATGATTATCCAATTTCTTTAAATTTCTTGATCTTTCCGGTAATTCAATATTTGTATTTTGATACACATTTTTAATTACTTCATCTTTTTCATTGGGACATGTTAAATGCAAACAATGGGACCTCCCAAATAATTTAGATACAGTTTTCATTTTGTGATTCTCATTAATCATTAATAATAATGAAATTCTTAAGTCATTTTTTTTATTTACGCTCTTAAAATATACATAACTACGCTTTTAACAAAAGCGTTAGCAAAACTTTTTATTGAACCTTTTTTCTAAAAAGATTTTCTAAAAAGGTTTTCTAAAAAGGTTTTCTAAAAAGGTTTTCTATATAGATTTATTAAATTCCCACCCAATCTCTTCGCAAATCTTTTTCCAAATTACATCTTGTGAATGTAATTTTTCTCTACTTTTTAGAAGCGGAAATAAAGGAGTTAAATGATCCAAACCTAACAATTCAACAAATTTATGAAGAACATAAGAATAACTTAAGAAATTCTTTCTATTTTTAGGGCAAAACTTTAAAAAAGGACCTTGTATTTTTTGAAACATTAATCGTAATATTTCTTCTGTTTTACGAGACATATAAGGTGGAGGCTTACCGTTTAATTGATTAATAACATATGGTATGTGTTCATAATATTTATTCAATTTTAATTTTTTTAATATTGCCCGTACTTTTTGAGGTGATAATTCATTCAAATCTTTTATTCTTTCTTTTTTTATTTCATTTACAACTTGCACCAATACTTGACGCGGAATTTGAGTTGTCTCTTTACCTTGAAATTGATTTAACCATTCATTAAAATGATTTGAACGTCTATAAGAATAATAACAAGATTCTTTCGGCGGATCCTTGTATGATGAACGATCCGTATCATTGATAATATTTGTTAAAATACCACAATTGGGACATTCTACTATTCCTTCATTATGTATATGAGATAATTCTTGTTGACAATGTTCACATACATTCGGAGATAATTTTAATTTTATTACCTTTTTTTTTACTTTAACATTTATATTGTCATCAATATTAACAATATTTAAATATTGTTGTTGCAAATCTTCTCTAGAATAACTTTCTTCAAATAACAAATCAGAATCAGATTTTTCTTTATTTGAATCTAATATCTCATTATCGTCTTCCTTTTTTATATTTTTATCTATATCTAGATATTCTAAAATTGTTCCTTTAGTGACTTGAGATTTTTTATTGTTTATCTTATCTTTCTTATTCACATTTTCAATACCTTCGTAATACTTAAACAATATATCTCCTGCATTCAAATAATACTTTTTTAAATTACTATTTGATGATATTGTACTTAATTTTTCTTTAAGTTCATCAATTTCTTGAGATAATTTCATAATTTCACCAGAACTATTACATAATGAATTACTTTGCAACTTTTTCTTATTTTCTTCCAAAATTCGTAATTTTCTTTTATAAGATTCCAATTCTGAATTCTCTTCTTTAATCGTTTTAATCTTTTTTTGGTGAATCGTATCCAAAGTTACCATATTTTATATTATAATCTTTTGTTTAAGCACGCTTTCAAATAAAAATATCATCAATTTCAATCATATATTGTAAAACTACAGTGATTGTTTTTATCGATAGTCATTATACCTCCTTTATTATCAAACTCACCGCAATAATGAGATGCAGAAAAAATAGTAACTAATTTTCTATTGCCTAAAAATTCATATCCATCTTCAACTACTTGATGGGCTCTAACAACTAATTGCAAATCATTTAACTTTAAAAAATTTTGCAATACATTTTTAGAAAAAGTATAAGATATTCCTCTATCACTTTCAGCCCAATCTAAATTAGATTCATGCTCTGTATGAGGATCACTCCAAAGAAGATCACAAAGTAAACCTTCATCCGCTATTTTTGTTGGTTTTTTTATTTCATTGATCTCAGAAATAAATCTTAAATATTTTGAAATTCCCCCATGACATGCGAAAATTAGAGGATACTCGGTTTTATTACCTATTGTCGCTGCACAAGACATATAATCAAACACATTTTGAAATTCTTTCCATATTTTTATACTAGTCCTTCTTTTGCATTCGTCAAAAAATCCGTAAATTCTCGAAACATCCTCCGTCTCATGATTTCCTCGTAGGAGTATTACATCATCTGGATACATTATTTTATAACAAAATAACAACAACAAAACCTCTAATGCTTTATTTCCCCTATCACAATAATCGCCTAGAAATAAATATCTATTATTTTTATTAGGAAGCCCTTTTTTATTGAAAATTGTTAATAAATCCTCATACTGACCGTGTAAATCGCCACATATTGTTATAGGTGTTATAGTTTGTATCATCATTGGTTCTTTTTTAAATAATATTTGTACTTGTGTTAAAATTCTAGAAATAGTTTTGTTATTTGGTAAAATGTTATTATTTTGAATTAGTGAATTTGATAAATGTAAACAATAATTTTTCCATTCGTAATTAATATCATTATTTAATAATTCGTCATTCATTATATTAATTATATTAATTATATTACAATAAATTTATATTTAAACACAAATCTTTTTAATATCAAACGACATCCTCCCCGAACTAAAGTACGGGCGTTCTTTGGTTTTTTTCGTAAAAAAAATATCCCTCTGCAGCTGTATTATTCCGGACTTGGGACCCGGCACATTATTTTTATTTATAAACGTGGTGGCATTACTTTTTTTGTTTGTTTTTAAAGTTTTTTGTTTTAAAGTTTTTTGTTTTTTGTGTTTTTTTTTGTTTCTTAATCAGTCTTTTACCTTCCGTTTTTTTGAATGTTTTATTCTTTGAAGTATACTTGGTGGTTTTTTTAAAGGTTTCGGATTTGATCCTGATGGAAATAATTCATTAGTGTAGAGTAAAATTTTTGTTTTCTCTTCTCGAATAGAACTTTTAATAGAATTTTTTGAAATATTTTGTGTATTATTTGTCAATACCAAATTTAGATTTTTAGGAATTTGTTCCAATTCCTTATCTAAAAATGGTGTAGGCAAACTAAGTATTTTTTTTAGTGGTAATGAAAATCTAACCTTTTTTGTACTTTTTTTTGAAAATTGTTCTAATTCCTTATCTAAATAAGGTGTAGGCAAACTAAGTATATTTTTTGGTGATAATGAAAATCTAACTATTTTTCTATTTTGTTCCATACTTTTATTATAGAAGTCTATATTTATTAAATTAGATAAGTAAGCAAATAAAATTAATCATTTTTATGTATCTAAATATCTAAACTGAGACTTTTATTAACAAAAAAATATTCCTCTGCAGCTTATTATTCGGACTTGAGACCCGACAAAGTATATCACTTAATATACGATGGTGGCATTACATTTTTTTTGTTTTCTTTATTTTTTATATTTTTATTTGTTTTCATTTTGTTTAGACTTCGCAAAATGTCCATTCTTCTTCTGGATCTGTATCAATTCTTTGAGGCGACAAAGCATCTGATTTGAATGGTATGCGTTTCAGATTTTTAGGATTTGGCCCTTTTCTATATATTAGATCATCCGCCATTCTGCAATTAATACCTTTAGAACTATCTACCGCTTTTCTTTTACGCTTTTTTGATTGATTATTATCATCGTTATTATTGCCGATAACCTCATCGTCAGTTGCATATGGATCATCATCTGCAGTATGTTGATGAGTCTCTCTTCTATCATAAAAGGGAGAATCGGAAGGAACACGTGTTGTTGTGCACTTTTTCTTTTTATGCATAGAGTGAACATCATCTCCGGACCGTTGTTCTTCTGTCGCAGATAGATCTTCTTCATCGTCAGCACATATCGCAGGTGGGACATCATCGTCAGTAGCATCCGGATCATCTATTTTTACTTCTTTTCCTTCATCATTTATCATAACTTCGATTCCTTCATCATTTATCATAGGATAGTCTGTATCAGTCTCTTTCGGTATTTTTCTCCAAATATTTAGATCATCATCAGTTTTTCCACTCATTTCTTCTTTAGTAAAACTTTTATATTCTAGAATTTTTTTATTCAAATTTTCGAATTTATCCTTTACAACGTCATATGATTTAATATCTTTTTCTAATGATGGTATAATATCATGTTGTAATGAATTGATTCTGAGAATAGTTTTATCATACATTAATGGACACTTCCTTTTATTAATATGCCATCTTTCTGATTTTGTTTGTTTAAGTTCGCATCTTAGTTCATCAAGTTCGTTTTCACATTTCTCAATAAATGGAAACCAAGAAATTTTTATATATTTCTTACGTCCATATGCTTTTCTAAGTTTTTCACAGTTTTCATTATGATTTTTAATGTCAAATATTAAAGTTTGTGTAGAAGTCAAAATTTGTATAGATTTTTTCAATGTATATTCTAATTCTTTAGACCAAAGTTATGATCCTAAAAAGGCACTTAGCCAATGGCTTAAACAGCTTAATTCT